TCTATCCTCTGTTGTCAACATAAAGCTTACTCTTTAGGCACAACACAAACTCTTCTCGAATCTTGCCGTTAGTCTCTAGCTGGTGAATTATTACGCCGTTCTTCCTAGCTTCTGCAAGTACTTCTGCTCGCTTGTTTGTGAGGTCTGAGCTTTTATAAATCTTCATCGTGTCTTCCTTGTTGTAATTAGTTTCACTAGCTTAACAAAATAAAAGGCGCTGTCAACACCTTTTGAAACTAATTACACTTGAGGTTTGTTAGCCTGATACTGTGCGCTTAAGTCCTTTTGCTCTTGTATCTCCATTTTGGTTACTTCTAAACCTACAGCATCGTCCTGCTTTGCTTTATCTTCTTGAAACTTAAGCGGGGCCAACTGTGTTTTAACTCGTGTCTCTTCGGCTTTAGCGTCTTGGCTTTCAATATCACTGATTAACTTTTCGGTTTGTATTTCAATGTTCGTAGTGATTGCCGTCTGTTGTGGGTCAGGCTGTTGTGGCTCATTTAGTCCGTACTTCTCTATTTCTTCTTCGGTAGGCTCAACAGTGCCATCTTGAATCATAAGCTTCCTAACACGTCTGGTTAGCTCTTTAGTTTCAAGTATTGGTAAGTCTTTGGCTACTAAATCAAGCGCTAACGCTTCGAATCGTGGCGAACTAGCAAATAGGTCTAGTATTTGTTGTGCGCTCTCTTGACGCTGTGTAGCAAATGCCGGGCCTGTCTCGGTTACTACATCGTATCGGCCTATTGTCAAATCATTAACGAGTATCTTTTTGCCGGTTTGGTCGTCGATTATTTCTTGATTGACCGTGTTTATTTCAACCTCTTCCGTTTCGCCGTCTTGTTGCATAATTCTAACTTGTTGCGCGGTGTCCATAATTCGCGGTATTAAGTCAACTAACATTTCAGCACAGTAATCTATTGATTTAGACAGGTTATCGGTAAATATAAACGAGCCTCTATCACCCTGTTTTTCTTGCGCGATGATTGCTTTACCGCTTTTTAATTCAGGGTTAACGCCAATGCTAGGCGGTTGCATACCTGTTGTATGGTAAAGGTCCATAGCTGCTTGTTGCAATATTTGACTACTTAAGCCTTGAACCGAGGGCGCGCCCGTTCTAGTTGGCGGCCCACCTGTGCCAGTTTTTAGATCTGGGTTGTAAGGCATAAAAGGGCTGTTTTGCGTAGGAAAGTTTTTGTATTTAGACTCATGGCCTATTACTTGAGCGGGTGTATACCAATACGGGTCTTTCGGTGTTAATGCATTAGTCTCAACAATAGAACTAATCTCGTAGTTGTAAATCCTGTTTGCGTCTTTTGCAAATCTAACTATACCGCGAGTGTATGTGTGATTCTCTACGTGCGCCTGTCTACCGTAAACGGGTATCAAAGGTATGTATTTGCCTGCCCAGTCGCTTGGCCCTTCTAGTATGCCGCTACCGTCCATTAGGTACATAACAACCTTATGCGTTTTAACAACTCGGTCGCGAACCATTGTGATACCTTGCTTTGCTAGCTCGTCCATCACTGGCGCTTCTTCATCTACATCTATAACCCTACCGTCAGACATTAGCGCAATGGTTTTTGTCACTGGCATTTTTACCCAGTACTCTGCAACTCTTGTAAAACCTTCGCCAAACCAGGCTTTACACGATGATCTATCATACTGTTCTTGTGACCATTCGTTCATAGGTGAATTTGGGAATCTTTCTTGATGCTCTTCTTTTGGCATATCAAGCGTGACAAATGCAAACATTGCATCACGCTTATCATATTCTTGCGCTGCATCATCAAACCATAGTGAAGTGGTAGCTGTATTCATGCCTTTTATACGTATGTTTTGATTTAAGTCAGCGTCATTAAATTGTGTGATTATTCTAAAACCACCAAACCCACCGTTTACAATCTCATCAAATGCAGTGTCGTAAGCGTTGCTTGCTTTACTGTCTGACTCGATGTTACGTATTATACCAGTTAACGTTTTAGCCACTTCTTCACTCGCTCCACCTGAAACGGGTCGAACTTTAATGTTAGTGCGGTTTTGTCTTTGGTCGCCTATAAGCTGGTCAATTGCGCCTGCAACCCGATTAACTGTTAAGCGGGGCCTACCCTTACGCTTTTCTATAGCGTCCTCGCTCCACTGTCCATCTTCAGCCTGTGCAAATTTAATATCTTCAACAGCAAGCCGTCTTTGGTCGCGCTCTTTCATTTCGATACGAGTAAAACGTTTAACGCCTAAAGCATGTATATCGTTTTCTTTGTTGCTGTCTGTCTTGTTAGTCATTTTTACCATTCCGAATTGAAATCTATTGATTTGACAGGCGCTAGTATATCACCAAACGGTATTGCTTCGCGCTTCATCATGTAAGCATATCTTATCGCATCCCATAAATCATCGCCAGTCTTTACAATTTTGCCTTGCTCATTACGATGATAGTTGCTTGCTTCGTCAAGAACGTCACGTAAACCAGCAAATACTTTAAACTTACCTTTACTCATTAAGTCGCGTATTTCATAAAGCCCAGCTTCAACACCGTTTGAAGGCACACCGTCGGCCCATTGTTTAACCGCGCCCCATGCATTGTCAGGTGAAGTTTGTCGCATTTTTATACCTTTTGTGACATAAAATATACCCATATCACGGTCCCAGCATAACTGGATGTGTGCCTGTGGGTGGTCCCAACCAAAATCCATACCGTCAATAACATAGAAATGCTTTGGTATTTCAAATGCATCGCACGTAATAAAGTCCTCACTAAGATCATAGATTCTACCATGACCAAGCATAGGCGTACCTTTTGAACGCATCTCTCTTTGGTGTGTTGGATAGCTACCGAGCAAGCGCTCTGCCTTTTCCGGGCTTATGTGAGGCGCATCTACCCAACCTTTTTGCATAAAGAATTGGCTTTTATCGGGGTCGTCCATAAACTTTACTACTAAATCTGTTCGACCATTTTCAGGTGTGAAAGTATAGATACCTCTACCACCTTTGCCCTTGTCACCGTTTATTGTTCTCGTTAGCAACTGCGGTCTTATTTTCTGGTCCCTTGGTTCTTCGTCTACATGAAACCAATCTACTACGTCACCCATTATTGCATGTTGGCCCTGTGCATATGACCAAAACTGCACAACTGATACACCTAACTTATGCTTTACCCTAACCGTTCTCATTGCGTTTGCAGTGCCGCCCGAACTTTCATGGGTTAATATATGGTCTGCAGGTACTAAACCACCTTCAAACTTACCGCCAATCAATCTACCAAACAAAGCAGTCTGCAGTAAGTCGCGGGTTTTCTCCATTGAATAGCCTAACAACCAACACAGCGGCGCAAATTCAAACCGATAGCCCTCGTAATCGTCTGGATAATCACCCATCAAGTGTAATGCGTCAAGATTTGTTCCTGTGTATGTCTTGCCTATTTGGTTAGCAGCACACAAGCAACATTCGAAATATTCGGCGGTGGCTTTAGTAAAATCTTTCTGCCAAGGATAAAAAGTATCGTAAACAGTTTTGTATAAAACCGTCTTTAAAAAGGTTTGCTCTGTCTCGAGCAATGATAATAGCTCTATTTCTTCTTGTTCTGTGAGGTTTTCGTTAAAATCTAACATTTTTTTAATCCTTGCAATACATACACTTAGTTAACTTCTTACAGTACAAATATAAGCGTTATTTTTTTGATTGCAATTGCTTTATTCTTGCGCGTCTTTCTTCTGTTGTTAAAGCGCCTGGCGACATAGAACCGTCTGAACTTGTATGATCTACTCTGTCAGTAAATAACTTATGACGATTACCAATTAACTGCAATGACCTAATAGCGTTTGTAGCGTCTTTAGCGCGACCTTTGCCGTTATCCTCACCACATACACCATACATTCGTTTAAGTTCGCTTATGACCCATTCAGCCTCAGTCTGTGTCTTTTCTGCTGTCTGCTCCACACTAGCCTGTATGAATTGTTGAATAATTGGTTTTGTTAAGTTCTCATGGCCTATGACTTGTGCTGACTTTCTTGAGTAGCCGGACCTTATAGCCGCCTGTGTTGCGTTAAGGTCAACTAAGTATTCTCGACAAAACTTTTGCTGCTTTGCCGTTAGCTTTTTTTTTACTTCTGCCATTGTGTATATCCTTCTTGTATAGGATGGTTAGTATTCACCTAAAAACCCCAGTTAAGGGGCTTGGGCTTTAAAAGCTATCTGGTTTTGCTATAGCCCTAACGGCTGCCATAATACCCTGCTGTAAATGGGTTTCAGAAATAGCAATCCATCGTTTATCGGTAGTCTCAATTTCGCTCACTTCTGCTAACATAATTCGCAGAGCTTCGCCTACCTCTTTAAATGCGTTCATTAAATCTATTTCGCCTTGGGATAGGTCGCGATAGCCTTTTATTTTCTTATGTTGGTTGTCCATTGCATTTCACCTTGTGAGTTAATTAATAATAGTATTTCACCCAAAAACCGCACTTAAGCGGCTTAGGGGCTAGTCTTTCCTAGCAGCCAACAAGTATTATGGTAATACCCTGAACTTTACGAAGTCGCTTTGTCTTATGTCAGTACTTGAAAATGTGAGCTTTGCTTTATTGCGCCACCGGCCTGAGTAATCCAGGTCTTTGTCTTTTGTGTAATACTCAAGATATTGATTTGCTAAGAGCACTTCGCCGTCTACTGTTACATCAACAATTGGAATAGTCACGCCTGCGGTAATTTCTTTAGTTTCACCCAATTCAGGCTGTAATATTAATGTTGGTACTGCTAGGCTAATATCTTCGCCAAAATTAATTCTGATCGGCTGGCCTATTTCGTTTCTGTTTAAATTACCCATTTTATAAACTGCCCTTTGAATTAATGCCGTTGCCTATAATGCCTGTTGTTGATATGCCGTTACCCAACACACCGAATGATAATCCACCGGCGGAAATTGGGACTACTGGCGGTACTGGGGGTATTACAGTTGATATGTCAAAACCCACTGTTACAAGTTTAGTAATGACACCTGTTAAAGTGCCATTTCCAAAACCTCTACTGACTGCAAGTGAAATACTCATTATTTAGGCATCTTTTGCGCTGTAATCTCTTAGCATGTTTTTAGCTTGTTTAAAATGTCCTTTGTAGTTAATAATAGCCACAACTTCGCTTTTACTCCAAGCCCTTAAGGCT